AATATATATAATTTATAAAGTAATAATATATATATAATATGTGTTGGTCTGTTGGTCGTTGTTGGTCGTAGTTGTTTTTTGTTGGTCGGACTGTTGGTCTTCCGTTTTTAGGCATTTGTCAATAATTCAGTAAAAATGATAGTAAACTATACCTTATGTTGGTCGTGTTGGTCGCTGACCAACAATATAAATATATAAGGTATAGTTTGTTTATTGGCTGAAAATCACTAACTTTGTTTTATACTAATAGCCAATTGTTGGTCTGTTGGTCTGTTGGTCGCAAAAATAAGAACTTTCAACTAAAAAAAATAAAAGTATGATCACTACCACAATTAACATCACTCCCTATTTGGCGGAATATTTGCGCGGAAAATATGCTTCAGGTTCAAATGATCCGGTAAATATTCCCGACAATTCTGATTTGTACCATGTGATATGGAATTATATGTCCCGTCGTCCAAATAATATGCCGCATTCGGATGGAAATATTGTATTGGCCCTTCCTAACCGGCGCGAGGGAAAGAATCCCGAAGTGTACAACTATCTGTCCGCGCGTGCGGTGACGTATATAGAACTTGCCATCCGTCGTGAGTTCAACGAGGAGCTGCACGCCACCCTGTTGGATAATGACCAGCGCGGACACCTGTTCGATAACAATGCCGTTGTCTACCAGTTTCTGTGCACCTATGGCATTGAATCCGTATCTGAAGAAGCACTGTTGAAGAACTATTATCGGTGGCGTGAGAACTTGCGTAAACGGAAAGCCCGCCGCGAAAGAAAGAAGGATATGATACAGGTTATCTAACATGGTTAAATAATATTAAATCAACAACCGACCAAGTGTATCGTTTTGTCCGTTTTGACGGTAAAACTGTCCTCTATATGGCGGTAAATGGCGAACTTATTAATTATCAAAGTGTTATGAATCAGCGAAATAAAGAATTCTCTATTGTCGTTACTTTTGTCCCCTCAGGTGGTATGAATAAGGAACAATATGTTTTTCTGGCCGAGGAATTTTCATTTGAACCTGCGGTTTCGGACAATGCTTCGGGAACCAGTTTCAATTGTGACAAGGAACTTGTCATATCACGCCCTGATAGCGGTATATTGAGGGAGTTTTCCATCTTCCGTTCCGGTATATTGTATTTTCGTGATACTTCCGGAAAAAGCTATGGGGTTGGAGATGCTGACATTCCTGCTAGGGTGTGCCTGTCTCCCCAGCTTAATTCTGCACGGCTCATAATGAAGTGCATCATGCTGAAACCGCCCGTCTTATAGTCTTTTTTATATATATAAGGTATGGATATTTTTGTAAAAACAAAAAACAGAATGATACAGTCACAGAAATATCTTCAGCAGCTTCTCTTATCCCGACAAGGATTGCTCATTACGGCAGATGGTTACGCCTCTGCCGTAGCTGAAGCGTTTCCTAATATTCAAGAATCCGATTCTCCGGAAAAGGGACATGCTGATATGCTGTATACCGAGGTGGTTTCCGGTGCCTTGGATTTATGCTCCTCTCAGGTCTGCATGGCTTTTCCTGACAAGAATATCAGCATCGTTTCCGATTATGCTTCTGAAGAACTTCCCGATAACAGTATTGCTTACTATCCCGTATTCGGTATAATCACATCAAACTGTTGGTGGCATTTTTCCAGTAAACAATTTGAGAAGGATCTGCTGGCATCCGAGTCCAATCCTGCCATCATTGCACATTTTGTTCATATAGACAGTCCGGGAGGCGAGGCTTTTTATATGGATCGCCTCTCCGGGACTATGAAAGCATTGAGTAAGCCAGTGGTTGTTCTGGCCGAGCGCGTATGTGCATCTGCCGGCTATCTCATAGCTTGTCATGGCACTAAAATTTTTGCTGCTACCGGTTATGACAAGATAGGATCCATTGGGACAATGGCCGAGGTCTGGGATTATTCCGGATATTTCAAGAAAATGGGTATAGAGGTGCATACATATCATGCTTCCGCATCGGATCTTAAGACCAAGTTAATGGATGACGCGGCTTCAGGTAAGGGTGATGAGTATGTGGAACGTATGTTGAATCCTCTTAATGATATGTTCTTGTCCGAAGTTCGTTCCACCCGTTCGGCACTTAAGGATGCTCCGGATGATGAGCCTGCCCTTCGCGGGGAGATTTACCTTACGGACGAAGCGATCGGAAAAGGTTTGATAGATGCAAGGGCTACTCTGACAGAAGCCATATTGGAAGCATCCCGTCTGGGTCGTGAGTATGCCGACATTCAGCGGGCCAAAAGCCAGTTATTAAGTATAATTTAATTAGTATCACAATGAAATTTAAAGAAAACGTACAGAAAATTCTTCAGAAGCTTGGTTTTGCTGGCTCCGAGGAATCCCTGAAGGCTCTTACGCCGGACGAATGGAAACAGTTTTTTGCCTCCTACCATGAGGAATTCGGAACGGATTTTCATGCCGATATGCAGGCCTATCAGGATGAACAGCGTGCCGTTCCCGACCAGGCACAGATCAATGAGGCGTTCAGCGTATTGTCAGGATTGATCAACCCGAAACAAAATGCGGAAGGCGCTACCGCGCATGGAGTACAGGATACGAAAACAGAGCAGCCTACCGCACAGCAGGTGCTTGATATGGCGAAAGCTGTATCCGCTACCTTCATGGCCATGGGTAATCATGCGGCTGATGATGTTCCTATGGCTACGGTTGCCGGTTCGGTTGTAGGATTTACAGGTTCCGGAGACCGTGAGAAATTCCTTTTCGGTATTGAGAACGAATTCTTTTCGATGGATAAGCCATGGAATCGGTTTACGGCCAATCCTGCGTCAGATCAGCGTCTGGGGGATAAGAAGATAGCTGCGTCTTTCGGAGCCGAAGTGGAAGCCTATTCTTCTTCTTTGGCCGAGCGTTACAGTTATTTGCAGTCTCACAACCAGCTAAACCCGGAAAAATTGGCGGCGGGTGAGTTTGCCGCTGATTATTCCCAGGTTACGGGGATGAAGGGTGGAGATCAGTATCTTATCCGTCGTCAGGATGCCATTATCGCCCGTGTGCTTTCCATTCGCCAGCTTACCCAGTATTTCCCTGTTCGTTACGGTATTCAGGATCGTGATGTCATTTTCAACGCTTTCTTTGGCGAAGTGTCACAAGCATACCAGGTAGGGGAGGTCTATAAAGGTGATATGGAGATTGAACCGGAGATGGGATATGTGGACGATGCCATGATCAAGATGAAGTTCGGTCCTATGAAGGAACTGGAACGCATGTATATAGGCTACCTTAACCGTGAAGGCTCGGATCCTATCAAATGGTCCATGATTGAATATGCCATTATGGGATCTCTTGAGAATGCGCAGCGTGAACAGAATATGCGCCGTATGAGAGGTTTGTATGTGAAGCCTGAGACGGGCGTAGCCGGTTCCTATCTAAATGCCGGTACCGGAGTGCTTTACACCCTTATCCGTCTACACCACGAACATAAACTGTTGTTGACCGACAATGTTGCATACCGCACTTATGATGATGCCAATATGCTGGAAACCGTACAGGAATTTTACAAAGAAATTCTGGCCAAAGTGTCCGAGGACATGAGCCTTGACCAGCATGTCATGTATCTGAATGAGAACCACAAACAATGGTGGATTCAGAATGTGCGTGAAGCTTATGGACAACAGCAGGACTTTACAGGGCCTAATAGTTACTTGAACATCATACCGGACAGTTCCACGAACATGCGTATCATCTGGCTGCCTTATCTGGGTCAGATGCCGTTCATGATGATGCAGGTTCCGGGTAATATCCAATTCCTTGAGAATCTGCCGGGAGAGATGCTTTCCATGCAGACAGAAATGCAGATGGAGATGGTCCGCGGATGGTCTACCTGGAAAGAAGGATGTTCGCCCGCATTTGTCGGCCGTAATTTCTCTTCTGCCGACAAGCTGAAGGATAATAACTATTTGTGGCAGCAGATCTTCCTGAATAAACCTTCCGTAACCTTGGAGGCGGATGCCACAACAGCTGACGCATCGAAAGGATTCTGGTTCATATCCGGAACCAATACCGCGGCGAAAGAACTGACTGCAATAAATAATGCTAAGAAAGGAGTGGCTTATATTATAGAATGTGGAGATAAGACCAATGTTACCAGTGTTCCTAAATCAGGCTCTTTTGAAAGCATTTCCGAGGCATGGACTCCGACAAATGTAGGAGATTATCTTATGGTCATACTGAACAGTCAGAATAAATTCATTGAGCTGGAACGCTGCACTGGTGGCGTACGCAAAGTCAATAAGACAGCACAGCCCAATGTACCTGGAGCTAGATAATTTTTTTGGTTGGTTATTAAAAAGGTTTTTAAATCGGGGGGGGGGGGGGGAGGCCGCTAAAAATAAAACGAACAAACAAGGAGAACACAAACTATGAAAGCAAGAATGCCCGCAGGCTTTGGCC